ACGTCGCCCGTTCCGATGGTGACCGTACTAGCCACCGAACCCGTATGAGTGACGCTCGTAACCCACTTGAACGCCTTCTTGCCAGAGGCAACGCCGCCACTGGCGCCAGTAATGGTTTCTGTCATCGGGTAGCCATAAACATCGTAACCGTTCACCGTGAAGGTGATGCCGGTGTCAACGCCGCCTGAGGTAATGCGGACGTTACGAGCCAGGAACGTGGTGTGGTCATAAAACCCGGTACGATCGCGGGCGCCGAAAATCTGGTAGCCGGGATTGCCATCAAGGGCGAGCGCGCCAACGGGAATGACATTGAGCGAGGGAAGCGCGGTAAAAGCGGTTGCGAGAACCGTCACGCCGGCACCCGTCGTGGAGACTAGCGTAATCGCACCAGCTCCAGGGGACTGCGAGGCCGCAATATTGACGGCCGAAATGGTCGAGGGAACTGCGTTGACAACAACGGCGGTATCATACCAGCCAAGCGCGGCGCAGGCCGCAATCGTGCCGGCCGCGACGTTGTTATACTTGTTATAGGGAAGGCGGTTATCGAGAAGGCCCATGCCGCCGCCATACGAAAGAGACGGGGAAGAGTCGGGGGCAACAGTCGAACCAGTGCCGAATTGGCCGGGTTTGCGCTGTTCAACAACATGCCAGGGGGCGGTGCCAGCAGAACGAGCCATTAGTTAAATCCTTTTTTATAGCGGATGCTACGCATCGGGCGCTGTGAGTTATAGAAATGTGGAATGAGGTATAGAAAAGGGGCGAGGTTTCCCCCGCCCCAAGTTTGCTGCTGTCCAACCCTTCAGGGGCTGAGTTTAGGCAGCGTCAGACGCCAGCGGTGCCAAACAGACCACGCCAATCGGACCAGCCACCCGAATAACGCTCGTAGCAGAGCGCCTTCGCGTTTTTGGTGTCGAAGTCGTTATCTTGGTCGAACATGACGCTATCGCGCTCGTACATCTTCATGCCGGCGGGAGCGTTCGTGCGGATGAACCACGCCGTTGCCGACGTAAAGTAATGGTTCATCTTGATCCCCTTGGGGAACACGTTCGTCGCCTTCAGCACGTTGATCGCATTGTTCGAAGTGTCGTTCTGAAGAACGGACTTCATAATGCGGTTCGCTTCGTACCAGGTCTGCACGGGCACATGCAGGGACTGCGGCATCAACGAGATCAGCAAGCCGCGACCGTTTTTGGCCTGCATGATCTGGATCGTCAGATCTTCAAGCGCAGCTTCAGACAAGTCCGCAGCCGTAGTGAGGGCGTTGGACTGGTTGCCGCCGGTCGTGGTCGGATGAGCCGTGTTGATGAGGGAAACGCCGTCGCCGCCGGTATAGGTCGAGCTGAAAGCCCGATTGTAGACGTTGGCGAGCACGTTTTCCTTGGTCTGCCGCATCGAGAAGGCGAGCTGCTTTGCACGCCGCTTCGAAACAACCTCATAGAGATCGTCGCGAAGTTCCTCAAAGGTCACGATATAGCCAAGCGCGTAAGCGACATGGGTATAACGGGTGACTGCGCCCTGCGACTCGGTGTCGTAGTTCGCGGCAGTGCCCTGGTTCTTGATCGGGGCGAGGCCGAAGCCACTGATTTCAACGTCTTCTTCATACGCCTTATCAGAGGTTTCCTTCTCGAACAGATCCACCCATTCTTCCGGGTGTTCAGTGTACGAGCGGCCCCACCATTCTTTGATGCCGGGCCAGAGAGCTTTGGGATGATTGCCAGTAGAAATAACAGCCATTGGTCAATCTCCTCTCAGGTCACACCAGCGATCTGGTTAGCCCAACGAGAGTTGTTGAGTTTAACCAGCCACTTGGCATTCATGTTAGTGTTAGCCGTCGAGCCGATGGTGTTATCAGCCTGTTGCAGCGGCAGCGCGATCTTCACGTCAAGCGTGTTGGTGGTCGCCACGGTGGACGCCGCCAACTGCCAACCCGAAAAGCCCGTGGTGGTAGAACCCGAACCCGAAACGAGGTTCGCATTCTTACCAGTCCAGAGGTTCGGAGCGGTCGCCTGTGCGCTGGCGTCGTCCTGAACTTCATAGAGCATGTTCGGGTCGTCACACACCGCAATGTACTGTGCAGTCGAAGCGGGGTGATAGATGTTCAGGTCACGGGTAACGGCAATGACCGGCTGGCCGGCGTCAATAACGCCAACCATCACGCCAAGAATCGGAGAACCGACCGTGGCGAGAATAACCGAGGGAATGCCGTTGGTATCGTTCGAGCCCGACTTGATGTCGACGGGATCGCCAATGTAGAGCGCAGTCGCGTAAGACGACGGCACGTAGTAGATGTTGAAACTGCCGTTGTACGGCGAGCCCCAAATATTGCGGTAGGGGATAAGACCCCGCGCAATGTTCGTGTTTGCCATTTTAAGTCCTTATGGCTGGATGAAATCGCGCCATTACGCGCGGATGAATTAGTTGCCCTGCTTGATCGTGATGCCTTGCTGGCCCACGTATCCCTGCTCTGGGGCTTCGAACTTGCCACGACGCATCGTTTCCTCTTTCGCGTCGATCTGGTCCCGTTCGACCTTCATGTCTGCCTGGTACCATTCCTCTGGGATCTCCATCAGGAACCCCGTTAGCGCCCCGCCACCCTCGGCAGTGCCCACAACGCGGCTGATCGGATTGCCCTTATCGTCCTTGACGTGCTCGTATCCCGCCTCCTGGGCGCGAGCGATACGACCGGGAATGTCATTGAAGATATGGCGATGAAATCCCGGGCGAACTGGATATTCCAGTTTCAGCGACATCGACCCAAAAGGCTTGCGAGTTGGCCGCTTGGGTAGATCCGCTGGTGATGCTTCCTGATTGACTGGCTCGTGAAACTTGGGCGGCAATGGCTTGTTTCTAATACCTTCGTGCATTATCGTATTCCTCAATCCCATTCGTAATCTTTGACGTATTGCTCTTTCGTATAGCCCTTGATGTTCTTGACGAACTTGTCGCAAGCCTTCTTGGCCTCCGGGGGAAGATCGTCGTAAGTCTTGCCCCGCTTCCTGGGAGGCTGCGCAACGCCGCCAGGGGCCGCTACAGCGCCCGCCTCGTCCCTGCGAGTGTTGATGCCGAACTTATCGGGAAAGCGCTCCATGGTCTTCTGCTTGGTTTCTGCAAGCAGCTCAGACTTGCTTTTGCCGGGATACATCCGCTCAAGGTCGCCAAACACCTCGGTTGAATAGGCGCGAAGGGATTGCGACTTGTTGAACCAGTCGTTTTCGCTGATCCATGTCTGGATGACCGGATCAAGCGGCGGGGCCTCGTTGGTGACAACTTTGGGCGCAACCGGCGCCTCTAGCTGGTCGATCTCCCGTTGAGCCTGACGAGCCGCGTTGACATCGGCAGTCTCGATTGCGCCGTCCCGCCTGGCTTCAAGTTCAGCCTTGGCCTTTTTATAGGCCCGCTCTTCAGCCTTCGTCGCAAACTCTGAAAACTGCTTCAGGGTTTCGCGGGTTTCTTTCAATTCCCGTTCAACAACACCGAACTTTTCATGCAGGCGGTTGTTGTCCCGCTGCAACAGCGGCAACATCTTCTCGCCACGGTCCAGGAACTCTTCCGCCGAGCGATGCTTTTCGGGATCACCCTTAAATTCTTCTTTCGGCACCCAGCCTAGACGGCGGGCGCGGGCCTCGGTTTCGAACTCACGGGGCACAAGTGTATCGCCGCCGGATTGCTCCAGCGTTTCTGTCTCGCTCATGATTTTTCCTGAAATTACCTGTTGGTTATACGCACGCCGCCGATGCTCTTGTCATCGATCAGGCGGTATTCTACTCCGTCATCCCCGAGGACAACGCGGCCCGCATATCTCTCGAAATAAACCCGGTCGCCAGCCTTGGGGCGCTCGCCCTCGAATGGCCTGGTCCTGTCGCTGTTCCATTTAAATGCGTCGTCGCCGGCCTCAACAATGACACCCGAGGAGGATGAGAGCTGGGCGCGGTCCACAACGTCGTCCGGAAGCTGTAGGCTACCCGAGGATGTTGCCGCGATATCAGGTCTAACCAGAACGCGGTCGCCTATTGGTCGGCAACC